CGCCACGCGCCCACCTCTGGGGTGCAGGTCTGCACACTGTCGCAAGGCTGTGCGTTCCCTTTGTTCTGATTGTGTCATATCGGAGCTACAAACAAGCACCGCTTCTCAACTTTAATCCGTAGTGGTCAGCACTTTGTATCCTCGCCGTTTAGGCGACGGCTTGAAGTGTGGATTGTGATTTGTTATCCGTCTTTGTCTTGGTTTATCTTTATGATGATTTGCCCTAGTTTCACAAGCGTTTCATTCTGCTGTTTCAATAGTTCCGTTTGCTCCTTGTTCCTCTTTGAAAGATCATTAACAGTTTTGCAAAGGTCAAGAAATTTGCAGATTAGATAAATAATAAGCAAAAAGATTAACGCATCTATGATAATTCGTCCTATAAGTATATATGCTAAAGTCTTGTCTAAACCAAACATTTATTTCTCCTTAATTTTTACAACAGCGCTATTATTATTCTGCTGTGTTATGTTGTATTTGCTGTTACTGTCTGCTTTGTAGCCTATTCCCCTTTTGTCATTCGTCAGTCCTGCTATATAATCAATACTCACTTTATAAAATTTTGCTAACTGTATAACTTTTTCAAATGGGATAGGATATTCACCTGTTTCCCACCTACTATATTGCTTTTGAGAAGTGTCAAGAATTTTCGCTATCATGCTTTGATTTAGTTCCATATCCTCTCTTAAATCTCTAAGTCTTTGATAATAATTAATAAAAATCACCTCACTTATTTGTTTATTTATACAAATTATATCATAGTACATAATTGTTCTATTGACAATAGTACAAAAATGGGGTATATTATATATGTCGGTAGTACATTATTGTACTAAGTCCTCGAACATAAAGATAACTACGATTAAATCGGTGAATGACGACAGCCTGAAACGGAAAAGTCTCGAATGGTAGGTAGTAGCCGTGAACGTGTGCATAATAGGTAGCACTCTATGAAACTTTCTTAGAGTTTTGGCACTAAAGAAGCCACCGGGTAAGTATCTGTTTATCTTATGTTTATTATCACAAATTTAAAGGCACGAGGAAAAGCCGAAAAACCTCAGAAAGGAAAAAAACATGAAAACAACTATCGTAGGCTGGACAAAAAAGAAAGCATTTAACGGAGTTATAGAGGGCAAGCAGATAAACAGCCCTGAAAAGGTCGTCTTTCAGCTTCTGCAGGAAGTTGATAACCCCGACTGTCATGGAAAAATGGTCGATACACTGAAAATACCGACCGAAAATGCAATCAGACTTAACGGAAATTCTGAGGATTTCAATAAGCTTCTCGGCTGTGATGTAATGCTGAACTATCAGATTTTTAACGGACGTTCTCAGCTTGTTGATATCACCGTAATCAATGCAGACGGAACACTTCACCGCAACACAAAATAATTAGCGGTGAAACCGCTGTTATAAAAATTTAATAAGAAAGGAGTTTTGCTAATAATGGAAGCTGTAACAACAATGCTTAGTAATGCCGTTACTGTTTTTGGTTCTTGTTGGGACGCTATGACAAGCAACGTACCTATTGCAATTCTTGTAGGTCTGTCTCTTCTCGGCTCTGGTGCAGGACTTTTCGCAAAGTTCAGACACGCTGTATAAGCAAAACCATTTACATAAGCGGAGTAATTCAAATTGCTCCGCTTAATTTTTTTGAAAGGAAGTTGATAAATTGAGAAAAAAGATTAAGCAAGTGTTGTGTATGATCTCTGCACTTGTTGTGATGATATGTTGTGCTGTTCCTGCATTCGCTTTAAAGCAGTCTGATGGTTCTGGTGGTATGAAACTTTTTATTGATATGGCGTTGAAAAAAATAAATTCTGACTTGGGTTTTACACCCGATTCATATATAGCCTTTTATTCGCCTAACCGCAAAGAGTACTCTCTTATATATCTTGTTCCTGACACTGTTCAAAAATTTTACCTTAATTTGAGCGGCGGTGATATAGATACTTTGAATCAATCACAATTTTATATTTCAAATTATCATCGTCATTCTGATGACAACAAAACATATCGGTATGTTTATCGCTATAATGATAAAAATCAACTTGTATTTAAAGCTCAATCTAGTCTTTTTGAATTTTCTGCCAATATAGGTGATATATCCAGTGTTAGTTGCGGTGTTGCTATGCACGTTGGTGTCGATTCTGATAATGGTGCTGATACCTATGTTTATTATCATAATGCTAAGGTTTATGATTGGTCTAACCCTGATAAAGATGTAACCCCTACAGACCCCACCGTTGTTCCTGCTCCGTTTACTGTTACATATACACCTGAACTTTCATTGAATATGCAAAATAAAATTTACTATCCGTCAAAGGGTGGTGCTAATGCTGATGAAAATGGACTTGTAGCAGCTGAAAATAATAATATAAACCTTGATATAAAGCTTTCACCTGAGTTTTTAAAAACGTTCAATGAAAAAGACTTAGGAAAAGCTTACGGCTCTGGCACTTATGCCGTTTTATGTTGTCTTTCAAAAAATCTTCTTAACGCTGGTGATGATCTACAACGTTTCTTTGATGAAGATGTTGTGCTTTATGCAATGAACCATGACGGCAATTACTACAAGGGTCAAGATGATGAAAAAATTAAGTCTGACGGCTCTTCTTCTGACGATTTGAATAGTAATGATACTGTTGATACTTTTGAGCCGTATTTAACATTATATCAAGGTCGAACGCCTATTTATACTATTCCTCGTGACGGCAAGATTACTGTATCTTTTGATCTCACTTCTATTGATTATAAAACACATGGTCTTACTGATGATAGCAAGCTTTATGTTAATGTTATCGGTGTATTTGTAAAGAATAACGGTCATGTTACTCCTCAGAATGGTGAAAAAACAGAAGATACAAATTCTTCAACGTGGCTCGGCTCGTATGCCTATCAAGAAGATTTTACAAACCTTAAGACGTGTGAGAAGATTGATGATTTTGTAAAGTCCGTTGATGAAGAAACAGGCAAGCCTGAAACATTCAAGGCTTATCGTGTTTATTCTGTTATTTCAGACCCTTTCTCTTATGAGAAGTTTCCTGATTATGTACCTAAAGTATATAAAGACAAGGACGGAAATACTTATAATCCCTCGACTACAAAGCTTAAAGACTTGTGTAATATACCGCCGTCAAAGGTCACTGACGTTGACCTTGCTAAGGGTTCAGATGGTGTTATAAATGATGGTTCATATATGCAACCTGATGATTATAACAAATATCTTGATAAGAAAAAAATTAATGCAAATTTCGGCTCTGTTGATTTCACGGATATAAAATCTATATTCAGTACAACGGGTACATATTGGGATTTTCTCACCGCCGCTCTTTCTTGTTTGCCGTCATGGTTTTATGCTGTGTTCTCTGCATGGTTTGTGCTGTTCTTAGCTATTGCGCTTATCAAGCTTGTTTTACCTACGTGAGGTGAATTATGGATATAATACATGGTATTGAATTAGTTTTTAAATTCCTGATGAACTGTATGTCTTATACGTTTCCATTTGGCAAATACAGTTTTACTCTCGGTTCGGCTATTATAGGCGGTATGCTTTTATCAATCAGCTTGACTTTATTATATTTTATGCTTAGAAAGTAGGTTTATTATGTTAGTAAATATTGTTTTATTTGTCCTCGTTGCTCTTATGGTCCTTTCTCTTGTATGGCTCGTTAGGAGGTAGAAAAATGCTTAACTTGGTTTTGTTTATACTCGTTGTCTGCTTTATGGTTTGTACTATAAGCGGTGTTATAGGTTTCTTCACTGACCTTAGAAACTTTAAAGCTGAACATGAGTTCAGCGGAAACAGAAAACAGCTTATAGAGTTTCTTATGTTCGGTGAAGATGTTGAAATAAAAGCCGTTCCTGCGGTTGAAACTGATGATTGTGAGGTGAACGATAATGAAAGTACACATAGTGTTTGATGAAAATAACCCATTTTTTCAGCTTTTGAAGTCAATGGGCTGTGATCTCTCGCAAGAAGTCATGAATAGATATGACGCTTTGCTCCTCGGCATGGCTTTTATATTCGCTGTGGTTATGCTTTGTATCTTCTGCAAGTTCTTTTATAATGTGATGATACGCATGACACGTTGTGCAAGTGCTGTGTAGGTGATTTGTTATGATTATATTTGACTACATAAAACAAATACCGCCCTTTATCACCTATGAGGTATATGACCACCTTTTTGGTGCATACTTCAATAATTCCGCTATCTTTCAAGGTTGGGGCATACATCTTTATACCGGTAAATTCGGAACAGGTAAAACCTCAACCCTTGCTCAGATAGCATATAACTATTGCGTGCGTTATCCTCAGTTGTCTATACTTACAAATATCAATCTTCAAAACTTCCCTGAGTGGACGAATATTTATAAGCTTAATTCCGCACAAGATATCCTGCACGCTCCTAAGAATTGTATAGTCGTAATTGATGAGATAGGCACTATCTTCAATTCACGAGATTTCTCAGGTGGTAAAAGAGCCGTCTCTAAACCGCTTTTTCAGCACCTTTGTCAATGTAGAAAGCGCAAAATGATGATACTTGCTACAGTGCAACGATTTAATCTACTTGATAAACAGATACGAGATATAACGGCTACAGTGTCAACGTGCCGTGCTACATTCCGTCACCCTTATACACGTCTTATTAAGGTTAAAACCTATGATATAGACGAGTATGAAGCGTATACGGAGAATAAGTCATATATGCCGAAAAAGCTTTACAGCCGTTTGTATTTGCAGACTAATCAGAGTCGACAGCTATATGATACTTCTCAGCTTGTAGATAATATGCTTGATAAGGAGTACATCAGCGACACGGAAATACTTGCCAATCGTGGAGTAGATGTCACAAGTGACATCATGCACGATAGAAAGACAAGCAGAAACCTGCGAAAAAGGCGTGGCGTATAGCCACGAGCGACCGCAGGGGCGAGCGCTTGCGCCGCCCTGCGGTGCGTGTGGCTATTACTTGATATTAGCCACAAAAAGCACTCACCTAATAAATGGGAGTTGATATAAATGTCCCTAAAAATGTCTTCTAAAGAGGTCAAGTGCAATACAAAGATAAAGGAATATCGTGACGGCAGTTACACTATAACACGTTCTGATCGACACATATTTAAAGACCCTGCATTTGAGTATCACTGCAAGCATGAGCATAGTATTGACGAACGTTCAAGACAAGAGCAACTTAAAACGGCTCGTGAAAATTACATATGTTATTTTGAGTATGAGGACGAAAACGGAAACATAATGCTTGATATGCTTGATACTCGTAAGTTTAAAGATAAGCAGTCACAAAGCGGTGAAGTTCGTTCCGATAGTGTTCAAAGAGCAAAGCAAAGTATCTTTGATATAGTTTATCAAAATGATTGGAAATACTTCCTTACTATTACCTTTAATGGCGATAACCTTGACCGCACAAACCCTAAAGAAGTCATAAAGCCTTTGAAAAAATGGCTTGAAAATGCAGTTAGTAGAAAAGGGCTTAAATATATCTTAGTTCCTGAGTATCACAAAAAAGGCGGTATACATTGCCACGCCCTTATAAACGATTGTGACTTTAAGTTCGTTGATAGTGGTACACGTCTTGTTAAGGGTCATGACAAGCCCCTTAAAATAGATACTATAAAGCGCCTGCATATATGTGATAAACTCGGCTGTGATATATCTGATTTGCCTGTTGTGTATAACGTGTCTGATTGGCGTTATGGTTTCTCAACCGCTATTCAGACTTACGGACAAATGTCTAATTTAGCTTTCTATGTCACTAAGTACATAACAAAGGACGTAAAGAAGATATTCGGCAAATTCTTCTGGAGTAGCAAGAACATTGTCCGCAAAACTAAAGAGATCTTTTGCAATTCAGACTTTAAAGACGATTTGCCGATAGTTTCTCCCCCTCGTGCTAATGTCTGTTATCAGTATGAAAGTAGTTTCACCTTTTCAAGTCAAGTCGAAAAGAACTGCAATGATATACTTCAATATCTTAAAGAGAATGGAAATGATGATGTCCTATGATTTTTAAAGAATGGTTTGAGATGTTCTATAACGCATACTGCGTTGATGTGATAGCCTATGATTGCTATAAGGACTATTACTATATAAATCAAAAACACTTCGGTTATATAGCCGATATGGAGCTTCTGAGCGTAAAGCCTATTGATATTCAGAATTGTCTTAAATCCACCCTATCTTACAGTAATGACCGCCAAAGACGTTCATATTTCTTACTTAAACGTGTATTCCGTGAAGCTATAGTTAATGGTTATTGTGACAAAAACCCTTGCGACTATATTAAACCTCCAAAACGTATAAAAAAAGAAGCTGAATATTTTAGCCCCGATAATCTCGTACATCTCTTTGATGATGATAGTAGAGTTTGCAGAATGTTTCAGCTTGACTTGTAGACAGGTCTCCGCCGTGGTGAACTTCTCGCTCTTAGTTGGGATAACATTGACCTTGATAACAGATATCTTAAAGTTTGTCAGACACTCGTACATACTTCATGCGGTGATAGGATTGTACAGACCACAAAATCTCGCCGTGATAGGCTTATCCCCTTGCATAGTAATGCAATAGCTATTCTTCATCAGATACGCTCTCAGGACGTTTCAGACGGCTTTCTGTTCGTTTCACCTATAACGCATACAGTAATATCTCTTAGACGTTATAACAGGCTCTATAGAACGTTCTATGAGCAACAAAAAACAAAGTATCCTGATTTACAGTATCTCACCCCGCACAAGCTTAGACATAGCTATGCTACGTATCTTATTCAGTGCGGTGCAGATATTGAAACCCTTAGAGCATTGCTCGGACACGTTGATATAACAACTACCCAGCGTTATGTACATAGCAATTTTAATCAGATGTGCAAGGCTGTGAATAATCTCAAATTTGAATAATAAAGGAGTTTTTAAAATGAAAAGTAAATTTTATACGGAGCAAAAACATAAAGAAACTATGAATCTCGCTGATTTGCTCGAAGGTTCTATAAATCGTATGTGCGTTACTGCTGATATGGATGAATTACGTCGACTTCTGATGAATTCAATGTGTAGCCTGTCTGAGTTGTATATCGTCAATCGTAAAAAACTCAAGGAGCGTTTTTCTCAAAATGATTTCTGAATGTGCAAAGCTGTGAATAATCTCAAATTTGAATAATAAAGGAGCTTTTAAAATGAAAGAGTTTAATTTTTGGTGTAAAGAAAATACTGACCATGGCGAATGTGCCGATAAGGTATGCGATTATGATAACTGTTGTTGTTATGCCCACTGTGAGGAATGTATATTTTATCTTACAGATTCTCCTGCTTGTGAGAATTGCTCTGTACCTTGTTATGATGATTAATATTTACTTGTGAAAATCTTTAGCACTATTCAACTAAAAAAACGGCTCTCCACAATAGCGGAAAGCCGTTTTTACATATTGGTCGGAGTGACCGGATTTGAACCGACGACCTCTACCACCCCAAGGTAGCGCGCTACCAATCTGCGCCACACCCCGATATCGTATATATTATACCCGATTTGGATACAATAGTCAAGAGTTTTCAGTCAAAATAAAAAAATTGCAATGTAGTGCTACAATAGATATTGGACAAAATTAAGAAAAAAGAAAAGAGAGATAGACAAAAATC